CAGTTATCACTGATGGGTTCTCTCATAGAGCAGACCTACTTGCAAGGACTCAAGAAGAGAAACAAGACTATGCTGAACAAGAAAAGAACTGTGATGATGATTCATATGCTTGGAGAACCAAACAGTCTAGAGATTTAATCGACCCATATCTAAACAAGACTTTCCCATTAGAAGAGTCAACTGGATATGTTGGAAGAAACTCCTTTACAGTAACTCAAAATATTTTAGAGTGGATATCACAAACTTGCAATGTTACCATTACTGGATACTTTGTCTTGGATGGTAAAAGAGAGTTGTGGTCAGTCATTGAACATACTAAAGAGTATAAGAGAAAAGACATTGATGTTGATACTGCTTGGAGAGAGATTAGAAAAGAGGGTAAAGTATTCTCTGCTCATGGATACAACAAATTATTTCTTACTTCAGCCAACACCCTCGGGACTGCAGGAAATGATGAACTTGGAGAAGAGTTCATCGATGCAAAGAAAACTAGAGTGATGGCTGCATTCAAAAGAAATCAGAAATCAAAAACAACTTCAAGATTTTTAACCAATGAATTCATTAAGGAGATAGCATAATGGAAGCAAAATATATGATGAATGAGACATTCATTTTAGAGAGAGACGATTACAGGGATTTTACCAATAGGGTTATGATTCTACAATCAAGAAATGAGGAAGCACCTTATATCGTGGAACACGATTATATCCTAGACACTTTTGAAGTGACACTACTGGATAACAGATACACTTTACAAACAATTATGGAGAAGACACAATGAAAACATTACAAGTAGACCAAGCATATTACATATCACATCAAACGGATTATTCTGCATTTGCAGATGCAATTCAAGATGTTGGCCCAAGTCCATGTGAGAAATTTAAATGTGATAATACCAATGAGTGTGCAACACTAGGTGTTGAGTGTAAAGCATTTAGAGTATGGACTAACCAAGGTGAAGGTGTTTATGAGAGACACTTGAACATGGACAAGTTCGGAAACCCTAAAGAGAAACCTATTGAGAACTCAATAAAATCTTTACTGCAAATATGCAAATAGGGTTGACAATGCCCCACACTTTTTTGTATACTATACAAGATGAGAAAATAAACTGATTTACTAAGGAGACTATATTATGAATCAAAGAACTTATGACAGAACCGAGTCCATCGTCATTGACGGGAAGGACTTTCATTTTACACCCGATAGGAAGGAGTTCCTAGAGAGTTTAACCTCAGCATATCCTAATCAATCCAACTTCGTTAAAGAAGATTTTGATAAAGTGGGTGGTATGCCATACTGGGTTAAATCATCAAGATACAGTTTTAAAGATAACGGTATCTTCAATCTACATGCAGTTGTAAGTGGTTACAATGGTGGTTATGAACCCGAAGTTCAAACTCCTGTAAAATCTGCACCGATTCCTGCAATTGCAAATCCATCTAATATGCCAGTGGCTGCAAAAACCACTGCTGTCAACTCACTTGACAACGTCAAAATCATTCCCGAGAAGATGTCAAACTATGTTCCTTTTGGACACTTCAAAGATATCAAGAATATCATTAAGTCTAAAATCTTCTTTCCAGTATTTGTTACTGGTCTAAGTGGTAATGGTAAAACATTAATGATTGAACAAACTTGCGCTCAGTTGAAGAGAGAACTTTACAGGGTCAATATTACTATTGAGACTGATGAAGATGATTTGATGGGTGGTCACACTTTACAAGGTGGGGACGTTCTCTTCAGAGAAGGCCCAGTTATCAAAGCAATGAGAAAAGGTGCTGTACTTCTATTAGATGAAGTCGACCTTGGTTCAAACAAGTTGATGTGTCTACAATCAGTTCTTGAAGGTAAAGGATACCTAATCAAGAAAACTGGTGAGTGGGTTTCACCTGCAGAGGGTTTCACAATCCTTGCAACTGCAAACACTAAAGGACAAGGGTCAGACGATGGTAAATTCATCGGGACTCAAATCATGAATGAAGCAATGTTGGAAAGATTTGCAATCACAATGCAACAAGAATATCCACCAGTGACTACTGAAAGGTCTATTCTTAAAAAAGAAATGGCATTGACTGGTGAAGTTGATACCGAGTTCTGTCACAAACTTGTTGACTGGGCAGACATTATCAGAAAAACCTACTATGAAGGTGCAATAGATGATGTTGTTACGACTAGAAGACTGGTTCACATTGTCAATGCATTCAGAATGTTCAATGACAAACTCAAGTCAATCACAATGTGTATTTCAAGATTTGACGAAGAGACTAGAAATAGTATCCTCGACCTCTATTCTAAGATTGATGCAGGGGTTGATTTAAATGCTGAAAACCCTCTAGACGAATCAGAGTCTTCAGAGTATAATGATTAATATGTTCGGTAAAAAAGTCAAGTCAATAGACTACAAATATAACGAGGACAAGTCCCTTAAGGAACTTGCCTCTTATATTGATAACACTTACGACCAACATTATAGTTTAAACAAATACCAGTCTACTGAATTTATAATTGACAGTGGACACGGTGAAGGTTTTTGTATCGGAAACATAATGAAATATGCACAGCGATACGGAAAGAAAGGTGGGAGGAATAGGGCTGACTTACTAAAAGTGTTGCACTATGCTCTCTTTATGTTACATGTTCACGATAAGGAGAAACACAAGTGATGAAAATTAGTAATGAAACAAGAGACGTTCTAAAAAACTTCTCAACCATAAACTCGGGTATACGAGTTAAAACTGGAAATAAACTCGAAACTATTTCTAACATGAAAAACATTCTTGCGATTGCTACAATCGAAGAATCATTCCCACAGGATTTTGCAATATATAATTTGCCAGAGTTCTTGGGTGCAACTTCTTTGTTAGACGACCCCGAGTTTAATTTCAACCCCGAAAAATTGTCGGTAGAAGACACCAATTCAAAGATGGATTATTTTTATGCATCTGAAGGAATGGTTGTTGCACCCGAGAAAATGATAACCATGCCTTCTTCAGAAGTGTCATTCACAATAACATCAACTCTATTAACAGACTTACAGAAAGCATCTAGTGTTCTAGGTGTCAATGATTTAGTTTTAGAATCTGATGGAACTGCTGTCACACTTACTGTAAAGGACAAAAAGAATGCAACATCAAATACATTTAGTAGAACGGTTGCAGAAGGTAATGGAGATAAATACCAAATGAATTTCAAGATTGAGAATCTAAAAATTCTAACAGGTAACTATGAAGTGCAAGTTTCCTCAAAAGGAATATCACACTTTAAAAATACAGATGTTGAAGTTGAGTACTTCATTGCATTAGAACCCGATAGTTCTTATACAGCATCTTAAGTTGTTTGGAGTGATTAAAGTTCAAGTCTCAACTATTATCACGGGAGCAGTCCAACTCATCATGGTGGACTGTACTAGAAACTCGGTGGGGAGTATCTAACTTATTATGAACGAATTTTTATACGTAGAAAAGTATCGACCACAAAAGATTGAGGAAACGATACTACCAAAAGAATTTCACGACCAATTTTTGGAGTTTGTCAAACAGGGAGAGATTCCTAATCTTTTACTTTGTGGTTCTGCAGGTGTTGGTAAAACAACTGTTGCTAGGGCTCTCTGTAATGAGTTAGGTGCAGACTTTATTGTAATCAATGGTTCTGATGAAGGTAGACTTATTGATACCTTAAGAACTAAAATCAAAAACTTTGCAAGTACTGTTTCATTGGGAGGTGGCCCAAAGGTCGTTATCCTTGATGAGGCAGATTACATTTCTGCAGAATCAGTGCAACCTGCACTTAGAGCATTCATAGAAGAGTTCTCTTCTAACTGTAGATTTATCTTTACTTGTAATTACAAAAACAGAATCATACCTGCATTACATTCAAGAACAACAGTCATTGATTTTAAAATTGCACCAAAAGAAAAACCAGTACTTGCACAAAAGATGTTATTAAGATGTAAAAGTATTTGTCATATCGAAAACATAGAAGCAGACGAAAAGGTTCTTGCAGAATTAGTTATGAGATTCTTTCCCGACTTCAGAAGAGTTCTGAATGAGATTCAGAGATATGGTGTTGGTGGTGTTATTGATTCGGGTATACTATCATCTTTGTCAGAAGAGAAGTTCACCCCACTTATTGATATGATTAAAGAAAAGAATTGGAGTGGAATGAGAAAGTGGGTCGGTCAGAATTCTGATAACGACTTCAATACACTATTCAGAAAAGTGTTCAATGCATTAGAACAAAGATTAGAACCATCTTCAATACCAGCTGCAGTTCTAATCATTGCAGACTATCAATACAAATCTGCATTTGCAATGGACTCAGAGATTAACTTCACTGCATGTCTAACAGAGATTATGTCGGAGTGTAAATTCAAAAATGGGTAAACTAAGACAATGGTTTAGAATGTGGTTTGATTCACAAGTAGAGAAATCAATGCAAAGAAAAGCAGACAGAATGTTTTTAAAAGGGAGAAAATAATGAGTCAATATGACGATAGAGTTGAGAGACAAAGATTAAAACTGGAAGCAGAAAAATGGTCTCAAGGTGTTAAATCAGTACATGCTCATTCATTGGGTTCAATGCATTATGACAACAGACCACAAGATACTGAAGGTGGTAAAAGTGTTTTGGATGTAGAATTTAATGATGGCAGTGTTAAAAGAACTACTTCAGAAAACGAAACAGTTATACTAGGAACACCACTTAGAGGTCAAGACCTTCTTGATTCTTATGTAAGAAACACTTAATGTCTAAACGCAACCCTTTTGACTTTGTCAAGTCTGTCTCTTATGACAAAAACGATATCATGATTGATGATGTCGAAGAGAAGAACTATGCCCCATTCCTTATAAACAAATCATTATCTTACCACCAAGATTCTGTATTTTTTACTAATGAAATGAATTGTAGACATGGTTTAGACCACCGTCTTCAATACCTCTTTTTACTAAATACTCTTAGGAAAAGACAAAGGTTTTCTCAATGGAGTAAACCCTATCTTAGTAAAAAATTAGACACAATTAAAGACTATTATAAAGTATCAACACTGAAAGCAAAAGAATACATGGAAGTGTTGAGTGATAAAGAAGTCCGTGAGTTGAAAAACAGAATGAAAACAGGTGGACAAAACAATGAATGAGAATGAAAATCTAGTCAAAGACCTAGTAGAAATAACATTCCCCGAAAAAGACGACTTTTTAAAGATAAGAGAAACACTTACACGCATAGGTGTTGCATCAAGAAGAGAACAAGAACTGTTCCAGTCATGCCACATACTCCATAAACGTGGTAAATATTACATTACACACTTCAAAGAACTATTCAAATTAGATGGTAAACCTACAAGTATAGATGATTCAGATATAGGTAGAAGAAACACTATTGTTAAACTATTAGAACAATGGAAACTTATATCAATTGTAGATGAAAGCATGGTTTCAGAACCTATTGCACCATTATCCCAAATTAAGATTATTCCTCATAAAGAAAAGAATGAGTGGAAGTTAACAACAAAATACTCCATAGGTAACACTAAAAATACCTAAATACTAGTTAGATATAACTAATATAGGAGAAAGTATGTTTTCAGGCATCATATCTTTTATTATGGGAATTTGGAACTTATTAATGATTATACCAATTGTCATTTCAATTGCATCACTCATCATAAGTTTAACACCAACACCTAAAGACGACAAAGTCTGGGCAAAAGTGTATAAATACTTGGAAGTCTTAGCACTTGCAATTGGTAAGGCAAAAGACAAAAATCCTTTACTGGATAAATAACTATAACGGGAGATAAATTATGGAAATTATAGCAGGAATACTAATAGTAGTAGGTGTTGTTTATTTCTTTAATAAAGACAAAGGAAGTAAAACACCAGTGTCATCTGCTGCTAAAACCAAGTCAGCACCAGTTGCTGATAAAAATGGTAACGGTATAACATCTAAGGCAGAGCTTAAGAAGTTAACTAAAAACCAATTGATTGAACTTGCTGATAAGAAGAATCTTAAAGTAAAAAAATCGGGTACTAAAGCTGCAGTTATTAATGAAATTCATGCGAAACTGAAGTAGAATACTTAGTTATTAAGAAGGGGTCTTTATGACCCCTTTTTTTGTGTCTTCACTAGACCATTGTCATAAATAAGGGTATGGATATATTTGGATTGATAAGTGAAGTCGGAGCCCCTATTGCTGGAAGTTTAGTGATGGGATTCTTTATCTTTACAGTTATCAAACAAATACTTGAAGGAGTTGTGGATGATATCAAGACCCTTACCATGTTTTGTAAGAGTTTAGAGAATCGTGCAAGAACAATGTCTAACGAAATGATTAAGATAGACTTGTTAGTGTCAAGTGCATTAGAGTTAAGACCCGATATAGAGAGAGTTGCAAGAGCAGAGAATTTTATAGAGGACGGGAAACTTGATGTAAGAAGGGATTAATTATGGAAGAAATTGCACAACTGATATCAGAATATGGATTTCCAATCGTCATGATGGTTGGACTTGGATACTTTGTATACTATATTTGGTGGTTTGTGGGTGAACAATTAGAACCCGAAATTGAAAAACAACACTTTGCATTAATCAAAGTGATTGACCAAGTAAGAATGCTTGACCAAGATTTGATTAGACTTCAACAGAAAGTTGATGTTGTTCTTGAATATAAAGAGAACGAAGAAAAGAGGAAAACTGTAAATGATGATAAAACCAAAGATAGTAATAATTAGTATTTGTTTTGCACTTAGTGTAAGTGCAGATGAAATAGTTCACAAATTCAAAAGTCCTTCATTCAGTGGAATAGGACAATCATCACATTATCTTACGATTGAGAATCAAGAAAAATCAAGACGTGATAAGATAGCACAAGACATAGAAGACCGAATTGCAAAAGCAGAACGTGAGGCAAATAACACTACCCTTGCAAAATTTCTTAGAAATGTCGAAAGTAGAATTTATGCTCAGATAGCAAAACAGTTAGTAGAAAATATGTTTTCTAACGGAGAAGCAGCATCATATGGTGTCTTCTCTATTGAAGGTAATACAGTAACATACGAAAAATTGGTTGGTGAAGATGGTGCAGAATTTATTAGGTTAACCATTGTAGCAGAAGACGGAACAACAACAACTTTAGATATACCAGTAGGTACAGGAAGTTTCTAAAAATGAGAATTGTCGGATTGGTAGGATTAGTTATCTTGCTCACTAGTGGGTGTGCAAGTATTCCTTCGTCTTATGATTCGTGTGACTCAACTGTAATGAGTAAGGTAGGCACTTGTATAGAAAAAGCAAAGGTTGTGAAGATACCAACCTATCAAGAACTTTCAAACTTACCAGCTGCAGAGACAATGCCAGTGGTTGCAGTTTATGGATTCTTAGATAAGACAGGACAGAGGAAGAGGATGGATGGAGTTGCATCATTCTCAACTGCAGTGACCCAAGGTGCAGAAGCATTCTTGATTGATGCACTTAAGACTGCTGGAAAAGGTAAATGGTTTAGAGTAGTAGAGAGAACAAATTTAGATGCACTTGTAAGAGAGAGACAGATTGTTCGTTCTGCTAGAGAAGACTTTGCAAATCAAGAAGGTAATGAGGATTCCCCAACGGGTATTCAACCTCTCTTGTTTGCTGGTATCCTACTTGATGGTGGGATAATTGGTTATGACACTAACATCGAAAGTGGTGGTAGGGGTGCAAGAACACTTGGTGTTGGAGCATCGGTTTCCTATCGAAGAGATGTGGTGACTGTAAGTCTAAGAGGAATCTCAGTTCTTACAGGAGAAATATTACTTAATGTACAAACCACTAAGACTATTCTTAGTACTGGTGGTGGGTATGACGTGTTCAAATTTATGGACATGGACACCCAATTAGTGGAAGTTGAAGACGGGGTTGCAAAAAATGAAGGGGTGTCGAAAGCTACTCGTTCTGCAATTGAACTTGCAGTCTTAGAATTAATATACCAAGGACACGATAGAGGTTTTTGGGTAATTAAAGATGGACATCGTCACCCCCATGGAACTCATGGGAGAAACGAACTCCATGAAATAGAGGAAAAACAAAATGAGGAATAAATTATTCATTACATTATGTTTATCATTAGGGTTAACTGGTTTCGTATCTGCTGGTGCAGATGATAACGAGATTTGGTTGCAACAGACAGGTGACAATTTAATTTTAAATTTCACTCAAAGGGGTTATGGAAACAAAGTCGGATTAGATGATTTCTCAGGAACATCTGCTGATATGATTATCACTGGTGCATCTAACAGTTTAACATTATTACAAGACGGAGATAACAATAAGTTGTTCGGGCCTTTCCTTGCAGATAGTTCAACAGTAAATTTAACTTTTACTGGTGACTCTAACTCAATGGATTGGAACGTAGGATATGTTGGTAGTGCAGATAACTTAAACATGTTAGGAACTGTGACAGGTGATTCAAATACATTCGATATTGATGTCGGATATGATGCATCTGCAGAATACCTTAACTGGGATTTAGTGTTAACTGGAGATTCAAACGTATTCACTACTAAAATAGATAGTGATAATGCAGTTTGGAACTGGACTATTACTGGAGATTCAAATGATATTAACACTAACCAATCAGATGCAACTGATAACAAAATCACTGCAATCTTAACTGGTGGTTCAAATGATATAGATATCATTCAGAAAAGTGGAACTACAGGTTGTCCAAGTGGTCAGTCATGTAGTGGTATTATTGATGTATCTTTCGTGACTTCTAATGCAAATATTGATATCGTTCAGAAAGATTCTGGCGAGTAGTCTTTTACTTATTGGTTCACTTCAAGGTGAACCGATAGGTGAGATTATAGAATACAAAGGTTCAGCAGGACTTCAGAGAGACGGAGAGTCTTCTGTTGTCAGTGCAAATACTGAACCCGATGTGTTGATGTATGATACAGCACAAACTCAGAATGGGAGAATGAAGATTGAGTTCAAAGGTGAAGAACGACTGGACTTAACAGAACACTCCAAGGTTTGGATTGACGAGGTATATTACGACCCCGACCCATCCAAATCCAAAATGGCCATACGAATGGCACAAGGAACAGCAAGATTTGCTTCGGGTTTCGGTGGTAAGATAAAGAAAAGTAATATTAAAGTGTCGACACCTACAGCACAAATTGCTGTGGTTGGAACAGATTTCACTACCAGTATTGATGAAATCGGAAGGTCATTGGTTATATTGCTTCCCGATGAATTTGGTAATCCTTCGGGAAAAATCATAGTCAGTAATGCAGGAGGAAGTATCACACTTGATGAAGCATATCAGGCGACAATGGTATCTTCTTTTGATGATTCACCTACTAAACCAGTAACGGTTAGTGGTATTGATGCAAGTATGATTGATAACATGTTTATTGTCAATCCACCCGAAGAGATTCAAGAACAAGTTGCAGAAGAATCCAGTGGTGGAGAAAATGATAGTAGTAATATTTTAGATGTGGACTTCCTAGAGTTCAATGATTTAGAAGAGGACTACTTTGAAGATGATGAGTTGGAATATACAGAACTCGACAGAGACTTATTAGATGTCGATTTCTTACAAGATTTACTAGATGTAGTTTTAGAGATTGACCGAAAGGTTGGTATTGATGCAGAAAGAAAGGCAGACCCTTTCGGAGTTGCAAGGATAGAAGGAACTGCATTTGGGTTTGATAAAGATTCTCAATACAATACAATTGTTGACAAGGGTCTTGGTCAAATTTGGTTCTACAGGGAAGTACAGGGAATTATCTCTATTAAAATCCCAATCTATGCACAAGCAACGATTAGAACCACTACAGACGAAAAAGGTTCACTAATTAAGGTGGGTGATGGTTCGTCTATAAATATTACCATCACACAAACAAACTAGGAGAAATATATGAATAGTATATTAGAGAAACTTCGTCAATGGCATGAATTTCAGTTAACTGGATTTCAAGATGCAATGAGACTAGACGATTACCATATGTTATGGTTATCATTCAGTAAGGGAGTAGTATTTACATTATTATTTTTATGGATTATCTAATGAAAAAAAGTTTATTATTAATTTTATTGACACCTCTAACATGGGCTGGGGATAACCACGTCCATGTTGAGCAGGTTTCCTCGGGAGATGTGGAACTCAACATAACACAACAAGGTTATGATAATGAAATTAAGTTTTCTTTTGCACATAGTGGAAACACATTCAATCTATTGCAAACAGGAAATGGAAACTCTATATCTTGGGTCTCTTACTGGGGGCCAGGAAAGTCATGGGGTGGTGATGTAGACGGAACTAACAATACTGAAAACGTAGAACAAAGTGGTGGTGCAACTTATGGTAGACACATATGGGGCAATAGTAATACAGTAGATGTATATCAAAACGGAAGTCATACACATAACATAGACGTTCACTCAAATTCAGTAGACCACGAAATACACCAGTCGGGTAGTGGTTCACATTATGCACATACTTATTTCTATGGAAGTGCAACTGGGTCAGATTCCAGTATCATGCAGAAGGGTTCGGGAAATCATAATGCACAAATTACACTACAAGGAAACTATCCAACAATATTGAATCTTTTACAAGAAGGTTCAACAAACAAATCATATACACTAACACAAAATTGTCAAACAACTACTGGTTGTTCAGTATCAGTCACACAACAATGAAATCAGAATGTCCACCCGAGTTTTATGAATGTCTAACTGAAGAAGAGTATGACGACATATTAGACCTCTTCGAAGAAAACGATATGGTTATGCCTGAATCTTTGGGTGACGTAGAAGCTGCATCTGATTTCGTATGGCAAATTCTTTTCTTGACACCTATAGAGTTGGTCTACATAGGATTCACAATGACAATACTTGCAACTTACGGACTCTCTATATATTATATGTACAAAAGGATACAAAAGAAATTTAGTTAATGTTTGAGAACTGGTCGGTCAAAAGAGTCGAGAGGTCAGACATAAAAGACTTCATAGAAACTCATCACTATTCAAAATCAATCAACGGATGTATTGCAGATTACTGTTATGCATTGTTCCACGAAGAACAAATGAAAGGTGCAATGTTCTATGGTAGGTTTGCTATGATGAACCAGTGGATGAAATACGGAGATAACAAAGAGGATGTAATAGAACTTAGAAGACTCTGTTGCATTGATGATACTCCAAAGAACACTGAAAGTTTTTTTATTGGTTCATCCCTAAGACAACTTAAAAAGGATTGGGGTGGTAAGACTGTAGTTAGTTATGCAGATAATGAATATGGACATGAGGGAATCATCTATAAAGCAACCAACTTCGATTACATAGGACAAACTAAGT